ATACGTGATTTTGCTGCCACGCTTGGAATGGTCTACGGTGCTGTTGATAAGGGTTTACTTGACCTTCCGGAGTACTATTCGAAGGAAGAGATTACCTTCTTAAAGTGCACCGATGTCTTTATACCCGAGTTGAACAGGCGTATGGGTAGTCTTGCCTTGTCCTCTATAAGGAAGTGTCTCGCTTTTGAGCGAACGCGAACTTTTGAGGCTAGGATTTCTACTGCGCAAGCTGCGTTGCGTTTGTTTTTCCCTTCTGTTGCGAAGAATGGTGACCACGCGGCTTATGAGAGGTTGCGTGAAGAGGTTGTCCGCATTACACATTTGGCCGTTACACGTGATTCTGAGCATTTTGAAGCTCGAATTGTCGCGGAACGTTTGCCGTGTTATGCAGATACCCTAGAGAGCCTCCGTTCGGGGGCTAGTGATCCTACGTTTGGGGAGGCAATGACTGGAGAGTCGTTGTGGTCCCTTTTGTAGGGTGTGTGTTTATTTATTTATTCGTTGTATTTTATCCATTCATTTTAGATTAAACTTAAATACTTTTGTACTTTGTACGCGTTTGGACTTTTGTCTACTTATTTATATATTATGAGTACAGTTACTGAGCCTAGTGTTGAATTGAATACTGATGCCCCTACTTATGGAGTTAGTGATGCTTTCTTCGTTGAAGAAGGAGCCCCTCTTGTTGGAGGTCCGTTGACGGGATCTATGCCTGTTGTTAATGATGCTAGCGAGGTTCAACGTTTTTTGCAACGACCTATTTTGCTGGCGTCTTATAGTTGGACTATCTCTAGTTTACCTTATTTGACACTTGATCCCTGGACTCTCTTTCTGAGTGATTCTAGAGTGCGCGAGAAAATTTCTTACTTCTCACGCTTGCGCGGCAGATTGATTCTGCGTGCGAATGTGAGTGGCACTCCATATCATTTCGGTTCGGTCCGTTTTTGTTATAGACCGCACCCTGGTGTTTCGACTCTTGGTGACCCAGTTTGGAATCTTGCTGTTGCCGGCGAGTCTAGTGATGTTTACAACAATTTAAAGATTGTTAGCTCACAACTCGTTGGCACTTACTTGAATCCTTGCTATGTTACCAGTGCTGAAATTTCGGCTCCCTATATCCATTTTATTCCGGGTATTTCCCTCGGTGATTCTAATTTGGCGAACATTGGCGATTTGTGTCTTTTTGGTTTCGTTCCGCTTGCCCACGCGAACGGCGGAACCAATCCAGTCACTATCGACTTGTTCGCCCATATGGT